CAGGAAAGGCTGGACTTAAAGCAGTTTCGGGTACACTAAAGGCTGCTAAGAAGATCATCAGTCCTATAGTTAAGAAGATTCCTTTCTTAGGACCGATAGTTGATTTCTTATTAAATGTTTTTGTATTTAAGGAACCACTAGGAAGGTCTGCATTTATGGCAATTGGTGCAGGTCTAGGTACATGGGTAGGAGGGGCATTAGGTACATTAGTTCCGTTGCCAGGTATTGGAACTGCAATTGGTATGTTTTTAGGTGGTGCTGGTGGTGATTTATTGGGTGGTTTATTATATGATAAGATTTTTGCAGATAAAGACCCTAAAGAAAATGGAGATAAAGATCTTAAGGGGGATGATGGAGAATCTAGCACCACTTCAGAAAACTATACAGAGATTGCTGGTGAGAAAGTTGAAGAAGGAAAACCTTTAAGTGTAAAGCAACAGACGGCAGTGGAGTTAGGAAAAGCAATGGGTAATGATTATAGTGGTCTTGATACTTACGCAGATTATGAAAAAGATGAAGGTTCAACAACCTATGTTGTTACCCAAAAGAGTAATTCATCAACTAATACTGGTACAGATCAAGGTGGTGGAGGAGAAAAAGAATTGGCTGCATTATCAATGAGTTCTTCTGGTAGTAGTTCTAATTCATTTAAAGAATTACAGAAGCGTTAAATATAACTAGGAGGAATTAACTATGGCAGGATCAGTAACAGCAAATAGAAGAAAAAGAACTAGGGAGTTGCAGAAACTGCAGCAGCAGAATACTGATGTTGTTACTGGAAATCAACGTCAAAAATCAACGAGACAAAAGAATCGTCATGGTACACCAGTCAATACTATAAAGAAAGAGGAAGAAAAAAAGTTAGCAAAAAAACTAAGTTCTCCATGTGATGTTGACAAGGTAATAGTAACTTCTCATAAAGATCCGTCTAACAATGTAGATTTAACTGGTGGATTAGTTCTTCTACAGTATTTTGAAAGTCTTTTATCTAATACGATTGGAGCAACTTATACTTATTCTGATACAGGTAATACTGCTAATAATCAGAAGACAGGAACTAATTGTGAGAATACGGGGACTGCCATTGATAAACTACCTATTGTGGGAGGAGAAGATATAGAGTTAAGTTTTACAGACAATAGAGATAATAATTTATCATTGAAGTTGAAAGTAAACGGGGTAACTCCTTTCGACGATAAAACTACTAAATCTGCAGCTCAATTACAACTTGTTTCTGAAGAGTTGTATAACAACCAAGAAGAACCAAAGAGGGTAGAATTATGTTATGAAGGAAAAATATCTGAACACATTAAAAAAATTGCAGAAGAAAATTTAAAGACAACAAAGACACTTGATATTGAAACAACAGGTGGAAAGAATTTAAATTTTGTAGGACACAAAAGAAAACCCTTTTATTGTATTAATCTTTTATCTACTAAGGCAGTTCCTTCAGGAAAAGATAAAGAAGGAAACTCTGCAGGATTTATATTTTGGGAGACTTCAGATGGGTATCATTTCAAATCTCTTGATACTTTATTAGGACAAGAACAAAAGAAGTCAGTTATCTATAATGAATCTCCCTCTGATGATGATTCTCCTGGTGCACCAGGATATGATCTTAAGGCTCTTGATTATTCTAGAAATAGTGCAATAAATGTTGAGCATAAGATGATGATGGGTGCATACTCCACTAAGTTAATGTCATTTAACATCTATGATGCTAAATTTGATGAGACTTTAATGTCTAGTGCCAAGGCATTTGAAGGTGGTGGAAGTCAGGATTTCTTATCAATGTCTGGAGAAGAGTTGCCTGATTTGGGATTATATTCTCAGACTCCTACTAAAACAAGTTACTTAGTCCTTGATCAGGGAGTTCAACCTGGTGGAACTACTGATGAACAACTTGATAAGTCAAAGGAAGAAAACTTTGATACAAAGGGTATTTACAACCAATCAGTGATGAGATATAATCAATTGTTTGCTTCTACAATAACCTTAACTATTGCAGGAGATTTTTCATTACATGCAGGAGATGCTCTTTTTGTAGATATTGCTACCCTAAAAGCAGATACCAAAGGTGATGATATTAATGAAAAAGATGGTGGTGTATATATTATATCTGATCTCACACATTACATTTCAAAGAAAGAAACTTATACTAAAATGAATTTAGTAAGAGATTCTACTGGACGTAAGGGTAAACATACCTTTAGGAAAGGTACAAATGCTCATACCGTGATGCAAGATAACTTCTTGCCTAATATTAAATAAATACTTTCGTTAGAGGAATTTAAACCTATGACTACTAAAAATCCAGACCACGATCTAAATCACGAGGTCTATCTTGATCCTAAGGATCATAAAGAACATATCAATCATGGTATGATAGAATATACTGAAGAAGATCTTAAGATGCATAACGATGCATTCCACGATCATTCAGAGGAGGAAGTAGAACCTAATGAAGGTAAGATTAATGACTGGCACACACGTCATGAAGATAAGCACTTAGAAGTGTATTGTGACAACCATCCAGATTCTTTGGAATGTAGAGTATACGACGATTAAATATGGCAGAAAGAGGATCGTTAGCTGACTTAGGATTTCTAGGAGGATCTTTCCAATGGTGGATGGGTCAAGTTTGTGATGACTCCACTTGGAGAGATAATGTTCTTGATCATAAGTTTGATAATCCTGAATCAATTAAGGGATGGGGATATAGATACAAGGTAAGGATCATGGGAATGCATCCTAAGTCTAACGATATCCTACCATCAGAGAAACTTAAGTTTGCATCATGCATGTATGGTGTTACTGATGGTGGAGGTCAAGGGGGTACAATGAAAACTCCTGGTATCCGTCCTGGTAATTTTGTCTTTGGATTTTTTATGGACGGTCATGAAAATGTTCCTATTATATGGGGCATCTTAGGTAATAATAGTCAAACAGAACTCCAAGGTAAGACCGAATTGACTGGAGGAGTAGCATTTGAAGGTCAGAGTGGGTTTGCAGAACAAGCAGGAGATAAAGGAAATGCAACGTGTGAGGCAGGTTTTTGTGATAGAGGTATATCTCGACCTAAATCAAAAACAGATGCACAAGAGAGTTCTATTTTAGGACGTATGTTAGGAGGATTTGGATAATGGCATTTGATAAGTTTGGATTCCCCCAAGGCATTAGAACTCCTGCAATGCTGCAGGACATAGAAAATGCTACTCAATCAGTACAAAATTTAAAAGATCAATGGACAAAGGATGGATTTAATACTGCACAGATAGAAGAATTTAGTAATAGTTTTATAGGTGATGAAGTAAGAAAAAATTTAATGAGTCGTGTTGCTGCTGCTGATTCTCCTAATAAAAGAGCAGAAGGTCGTACTGAATTGGAAGGAGAAGCAATTCATCTTATAACTTCAGGACAGGCACAGTTGCAGAGTATGATGATGGAAAAAATTCCTTTAGCTAAACCAGAGGATCCTGTTGGTTCGGCAATCAAAGGGATGCAGATTACTCTTGATAATATGACGCAGAAAATGAATACTGCTTTACAATCGATGGGTAACTATGCTGATGCATCTATGAATCCTCCCATGAATTTAGATGCCATGATAAAAGATACTGCATCTATTAATGCAAAGTATATGAAAACCATCTTTAATAAGATGAATGAGTTTACTAATAAGAAATTAAATGCAGAACTAGCATCAACCATTGCTAAGATGCCAGCATCTAAGAGATCTATGTTTGCTGATATGAAACAAGTTATCAATCAAGATATTCTTAAGCAGTATAGTGGTATTGGTAATGGTATTGGTGGGATGTTGTCAGGTATTTTGTCTAATACATTAAAACCTAATGATTTAATAGAGCAAGCAATAAGTATGGTGGATAATCCTAGTACTCCTACATCAAATGCTTTTTTTAGGAATTGGATTCCTGGAATGTCAGTTACACAAGGTGAGAAGATTAAATTTAGAAATAATGTTTTCACGGTAGGAAGAACAGGAAAAACAGGCACTACTTTACCTACTATTGATACAGAATCTCAATCAAATGGAAATACAACTTTGACATTTGATTCTTTTGCCACTGGTAATTCTGTTAATGGTGATGAAACTCTTTATGGAGATGAGAAGACTCATCCTACTGTTCCTATTTGTTATGCAGAGGATATAATGGGTCAAGCAATATCAGGAAGTAAAGATGCAATAGTGGAAGCAAATAGTAATGTTATTAAAAGTATGAATGCTTTCTTAGATGATATGAAAATAGAATTGGGAGATGCAGAGCAAGCAGCAAAACCAAAGGCAAGAGATGCTAGTCTTGATGGTGCTGTTCTTGGTATAACTGATGAAGAAGGTTTAGGTAATAATCAGGGTGGTAGTTTCTATATTACTGATGAGAATGTAGCAACTATTAATGCTGGTAATGTAACCAATAGAGGAGTTGGTATTGCATCTACTGCTCCTGGTGGTGGTCAGGGATTGACTGTAGATATAACTGTGACTGAGGGAGGTGCTACTGGTACAACAGAGGGTGAGTCTTATATTAAAATACTTGATGGTGGATCAGGATACAATACTGGTGGTGGATCCCCAAGCAATACTGGTACAAATACGAATCAGAATACCACAGGTGGGTCTGGAACTGGATGTAAGGCAAACATTACATATTCAGGTGGTATAGGAACCAAGGTTACTATTACTGAGTGTCAAGGGGGGACAGGATATAAGAAAGGTGATGTAATAACCATTACTGGTGCTAATGGTGGATCAGGATGTCAGTTTGAGATAATAAAACCACGAGGTCGCATTGATCAGTTTGGATTGGTTCTTAGAAATAGAGGGACTGGATATTCAACTGGTGATTTAATAACTGTTTTTAGGGAAGACTATTGTAGCACTGCTCCTGATGCCACCTTCACTGCTACTCAAACAACAGATCCTGGACAGGTGAAAATGGATGCTCCTACTTCGGGTAAGAATAAACCACAAGGATTAGGTGGTATAATGTCTCTACTTGGTGGTTTGGGTGGTGATTTGAGTGCTGCTTTAGATTTTAAAAATATAACAGCTAATGTTTTTCCCTTTGAACTCCCTCCTAATCCTGCTGTCTCTGATTTTTATACATTGAAGCAGGGAGGTGGAGGAATGCCTGATTCGCAGCAATTTAGTCTTTCATCTTTAGCGGATAATGCTATTGATAAAGTGCTTCCAGATGATTTAAATATCCCAGACAAAATACCTTTTGCTTTACCCACTAAAGGTATGCCTGACATTTCTAATATTGCTAGTGGGTTGACTGATGCTGCAGAAAACCTATCGGATAACCTCCAATCCTACACATAAATAATAATTATGCCTGAACGTCAAGGATCATTTAATGTTTTTGGAGCACCCACTTTACGTGATGTAAAGGTGGGTTATATTTCTACGGAAACAGGATATGTGTCAGGGGTAGGATTATGGGATGCAAATGTATATGCTAAGAAAAATCCAGGAACAACATTTATTTTTAATACTAGAGATAGAACAGAATATCTTAATATAAATGAAGTAAATAAATTAACTGTCGATGACCTTCCTAGAGGTAAGGATGGGTGTGGTGGAGCTGAGATTTTTAAAAAAGATAGTGAAGATAAAGATCCTAAGATAATTTTTTCTGGAGGAGGAGGTGTAGGAGCTCAAGCTAATCCCATTATTGGTCAAGATGGATCTTTATTAGGAGTTCATTTAATATCAGGAGGATTTGGATATAAGTATCCTCCTCAGGTATCCATAGAGGATCCTACAGGATATGCAGCAGGTGCAGTTATTAGATGTGGAATTGGTTCAACAGTTACTACATATGAAACTTATGAAGAGGAAGAAGATTTTGAAGAATATTTCCCTCCACATGTAATGGCACTTGCTCCTCCAAGTGTAGGATTTGGAGATCAGTTTATTGATGGTAAAAATATAGGAGCATGGAATCCATACAAGTATGTTGATCCTCAACAGACTCCTTTTGAGCAGACAGTTAAAAATTATATGAAGGAGTTGCGAGAGGTACAAAGTCCTTGGTGGACTACTCACGAAGCTCCTAGTAAAGTAACAGGAGATAATCGATCAACAAAAACATTTTATAAAGTAAAACATGGTGTATGGGGTGAGTTTTTAAATTCATATGCTATATCACCTGTTCCTATGTCACGATCAAAGGGATCAGATTTTCCTGGAAGATGGTACACATTTGAATGGGAGGATGTAGAGTTTCCTTATGATGGAGAGTATAATTTTAGAGCACAATGTGATAATGATGCAAGATTTTTCTTAGATAATGAGGCGGTTTCTGAATTTAAAATAGGTGAGGGAGGTGCTGCTGGTAGTGTGTTATCTAATCCTTTACATTTCAAAGAGACTATCACAAAGGGGAAGCATAACTTAAAATTAGAACTTTATAATCATCCCATATTAGAAGATGTTACAGTTCAAGGAGATGAAATATCAACTAGACAAGAAATTCAGGTGGCAGGTGGAGATTTTATTCTTAAAAGTAATGGATATCATCTTGCTGTTGGTGGTAATGAGGAGACCGAATTAGTTTTAACCTTAGAATATAATGACAATCCACGGACTGCAGGAACTGCTGTTACTAAGATTACTATTCCTAATCCAAATGGTCCTGATTTGGTATTGGAAAGAGAGAAAGATTCTAATGGTAACTTTAAAACTAAAGGATCTGTTTCTGCGAAGGGGGTATTTAAACGTAGTGAGTTTGGATATGGTCCTTTTATAGTTGAAGGTAATAGTGGATCAACTAAATTAGTCAGACAAAATCTTACTTATGGAGTTAATAGTGTCAAGTATGGTCAGATAGATTTCTTAGATAGTCATGGGTCAGATACTAATGGATCTTTAAAACTTGTTAGTGCGAAAAATCTACAAAAATCTAGAACTGTAATTGAAGCACCTATCTCATCTGAATCTACAAAACTTAAGACGGTTTTTAATACTGTTGATTATATTAATAAAGCAAATAGAAAATTATGGAGAATAAATGCTGGTAGTGGGCAGGGATTTATAAATGACTATGGAATTTGTCCTTTTGATACTACTGTTGTTCTTCCTGACAATCCTTATGCAGGTACGCATGATATTAAATGGAATAATGTTAACTTCCCTGTTAGTGGTAATTATATTATTGAAATAGCAGTGGATGATAATGTTACTTTCAGAATTGGAGATGAAATTGAGATTAGAAAGGAAGGATTCACTAAAGTTAATGGTAGAACTAAGGGTACTGGTAAATTAAGAGAAGTACGTTACATAAAGGAAGGAACATATAATCTTAATGCTGCTTTGGAACAGATTGTTGGTGGTAAATTTGGATTTGGAAAGGGATTAAATCCCATGGCTTTGGCTATTAATATTACAACTGCTTTTACAAAAGAAGAAAGAGTTAAGCAAGTAGATTGGCACTATAATCCAATGGGCGTTGCTATGATAATTGAAGCACCTGCTCCTCCTATTCCACAACAACCTAAACCAGTACAGGAAGGAAGATGTCCTGCTAATCCTTTCTGGACTACTAGATTTGCTGGTGGAACTACTCAATGGCATCCAGTTTATGTTGAGGGATGGGGTAAATTTCTTAACAAATATGCAATGTCTCCTGTACCACCATATGATGCAGATAGCACATCAGGTGGTGGAATTCCTTTTGAGAATGAATGGACAGTAGATATTCCCTATGATGGTTTTTATAAATTAAAGGGTTCTGCAGATGATAATTCCCAGTTTTATATTGATGGTAAATTAGAATTAGAAACCAAGAGATCTGGTAAGGTTAAAGATGAGGCAATGGTTTTTCTAAATGAAGGAACATCTAAGATAAGAGTTGTTGTTGAAAATTATTTGTTTGAAGAAAAGCAACTAATAGATCAAAAGATTTTTAAAACTGCTGACTGGGTAAATGCTGGAGGAGAGACGGGTTCCAAAACTCAGACAGTTGATTTTAAAGTAACAACTAATAGTGCATTTATCAATAGCATTGATATAAAAGGATTATTTTATGAACAAGGTCCGAAATTGATAGCGGGAGAAGATATTATAACTCCTCCACCTCAGGTTAAACCAGCAGTTGATGCTGGTGTAGAATTTATAAAGAGAGGTAGTTCTTATTTCATGGCGGTTACGGGTAATGATTTGGTAGAAGTTGGATTTGATTTTAGATATGTAGCACCACCTTCTCCTCCTGATCCTGTGCCTGTTGCTGCCACCATGAAGTTTGTGAAGAAGAGTGATAAGTATTTCTTGCAGGTCACTGGTAACTATTTGGTAGATGTAGCATTAGAATTTCGTTATTATATAGCACCACCCCCTACTCCTGCTCCTCCACCTACCGATGCTACTATGAAATTTGTAAAGAGTGATGGCAAGTATTTCTTACTGGTTACTGGTAATGATTTGGTAGATGTCCAACTAGAGTTCCGTTATGCTGAAGATGATCCAAATTTAGGTGGTGGAGATTCAGTAACTTCTATTAGTATTGACACTGAAGAATCCACTCCTCTTACTTTTACAAAGTCGGATGGACCACATGTATTGTTGGATGGTTGGCCTTTTAGAGGAGGAAGAGTACGACAGAATGCAACCTTTAAGAATGGTAAGCAATATGAGGTTACATTTAATAAATTATCAGGAACATCTGATCCTATCATTGGTCCTGCTGGTAGTTTAGATAATACTAGTACTGCTGATCCAGATCAACGAATTAATTTCTTTGATCGAGATACTAGTGGTGGTGCAACACCAGATCCAGATATCTTTGGAGATGTAAGAGCATATTTTACTGCTACTACAATTACTCAGTTATCTCCAGCACCAACTACTACCACAACTCCTGTTTCACCTATTGCAGTTACTTCTGTTACCATTCAAACTGAAAATGATCCTATTACATATGAGAGAAGTGATGGACCAAGAACATTAGATGGTTGGCCTGGTAATGGAGGAGTAGTAACTCAAAATGGAACTTTCTTAAACGGTAGGGAATATGAGGTAACTTTTGACACACTAGCGGGAGTAGATGATCCTATCATTGGTCCTGCTGGTAGTTTAGATAATACTAGTGCTGCTGATCCAGATCAACGAATTAATTTCTTTGATACTGATACTTCTGGAGGTGCTACATCAGGAGCAGATATCTTTGGAGATGTTAGAGCATACTTTACTGCTACTTCAATTACTCAGTTATCTAATCCTCCTGTTCCTGCAAGCACTGCTTCACCTGTTGCTGTCCAAGGTATTACTATTCAAACTAATGACTCTCCTTTAACCTTTAGAAGAACCGATGGTCCTAGAGATTTATCAGGATGGCCTTTTAGAGGAGGTTCTGTGGTTAAGAAGGCAATCTTTAAAAATGGTGTTGAGTATCCTATTTCATTTAAGAAATTGACAGGTGCTGATGATCCTATTATTGATGCTGCTGGTAGTTTAGATAATGTTAGTCGAGAGATACCAGGTAGAAGAATTAATTTCTTTGATCTTGATACTTCTGGAGGTGCTACATCAGGTCCAGATTCTTTTGGAGATACTAGAGCACATTTTACTGCTACCACTGTAAAACAATTATCTACACCTGAGGTTGAGACTTTTGAATCTTTTAGTGTTGCTAAGACTCAGTTGCGTCAGCTAGATGGTAAACCTAATATTACAAAAGAAGTAGAGATTGGAAGAGAATATATTGTTGAGATTAAAAATGCAGGACAAGGATTGATGGGCAATTTTCCTGCTCCACTTGCTGCTTTAAAAACAGATGGTGGTGTATTGATGGCAGAGGATATTCCTGGTTTTGATGAAGGAGCTAAAGGTGGTATTACTCATGATGATTTGGTATGTACGGCATCTCATGGTAGATTCTATGATATTAATAAAAATATGTGTAAGTATAAAGTAGAAAGAAAATCTCCTATTGCTAGTGGTACAGTAACAGGAGGCACTGTTAAAGATGGTGTTACATATGAAGGACCACGACTTGCTACTTATGCTAAGAGTAGTGAGTTAGGATCATTTCTTTCTCCATATCACACTACTCCTGAGGAGATCCAAGGGAAGACATGGATTATGAAGTGGAATGATGTAAATTTCCCAGAGACAGGACAGTATAACTTAAAGATGCAAGCAGATGATGAATTAAAGATGAGAATAGATGGAAAGGAAGTTGCTATAGTAAAAGTAAGAGAAGGATTAAGGAATTTTAATTTTAATATTGCAACAAAGGGACCGAAGACTTTAGAATTAGAGTTGATGAATATAAGCATTCCAAATACTACATTTAAACAGAATCCCACAGTTGCTGCTGCTCTTATTACTAAGAAGATGAGTGTCTCAGTTAAAGTGGATGGTAAGATAAAAACTAAATCTTGGAAAGAAAATCCTGTAGGGGTATCAGGTATACTTATCCCTCCACCTTGTCCTAATGTGGTAGGTGGAACAGGTGTGGTTGATGATGTGCGTCCTATAGTTCCTGGTAATGGATTTACCCCACCAACTGGTCCTGGATATCCTGTAGGATTAAAGTTAAAGAGAATAGACATAGATACGCCTGGTATCAATTATAATATTGATGATCCAGTAGAGATTGATGGTCCAGGAAAAGCACATATATGTGAAATGGATTCTTATGGTAGAATTAAAAAAATATGTCTAGGTGATAAAGGTGATGATACTAGTAAACCACCTGTTACTCCTACCACATCAACCACACCTGTTGGAATTACAGATTATCCTCGTATAAGTATAAATTCTCCAACAGGATCTGGTTTTAGAGGAACTCCTATCATTGAGGTAGTTCCTGACCCTGTAGATCCTGGTATTGATCGTGATAAATTATTACAAGTTACCGATCTTGTAGGTATTAAACAGACTGGATATTATGATGGTCGTGCATATTATGGTGCTATCTTCTATAAAGATGGTATTAAATATGCTGGATATTATGAAACTACTGGTCAATTAGTGCAGATTTATGATACACTACAAGAAAGCATCGATGCTCAAGTCACTACACCTGCTTCTGCAATACTCAGACAGGGTACTGATATAAGTAGTGATAATCCACGACTAGACATTCCTGGTACTCCTGATAATCTAACATAATATGAAAGGATCTAAAACAAATAAAAGTCCTAATACTAGAGGGCAACCAAAAGGAGAGGGTAGTGGACCACCAACTGCTACTGCTGAGAAAAATTATACTTCTCAATCTATTGGACAGAATGAGAAGGGAGGTGTTTTTCTTGGTGGTATATCAAAGGATGGTGCTACTACATTTGCAGTTAAATTAGAAAACAAACAAGATGGAGAGCATCAATTAACATTAGATATTGGTCCTGATGAATTAAGGTCTTCCACCACTTGTACTAGTCCTGGTAGATTAACATTAACATGCGGAAGGTATCCTTGGATTGATGATCGTGAAGAAAAGGAAGCACTGGATAGTTGCATGATTCGTGCAGAACATGGTAATATTGATATTGTTGCAGAAAATGGTAAGATTAGATTGCAAGCAACTGACATTGAATTAGTTACCAAAGGTGAAGGTGAGACCAAAGGACATCTTAAATTAGATATTGAAGAGACAATCAATGTTGAGTGTAAAAAATTAGTTACGAGTTCAAAAGTGCTTACTAAATTGTGTAGTTCAGGTGATTTTGAAGAAGCTGCTAGTGGAGTTTACTCAACTTTTGCTTCATTAATTAATAATGTTACTGATGCTGTTCAATGTAAACCGTCTAAGTTTGGTGGGCAGAGAGAACGTCAAAAGAATAGTCTGCCTAATTAAGGAGTAAATAAATGGATTTTAAAGACACAGTAAATTGCGGAAAAGCACTTAGAGTAGGAGTTGGTATTGTTCCTGCTATTAAAGAAGGTTGTGAAGAAATTAATGGTGCTTTGTTTGCTGAAGGACCAGTAGTTTTTGGTGAACCTTCAGAGTTTAGTCATACTGGTGCTACGATGATGGTAGGATCTTTAACTAATGATGATCCTGATTGTGAGATGCCTAAGAAGTCTCTTGGTACTTCTGGATCTATTCCAACTGCACAATGGATTCGTGGAGGAGTATATGTTGATGGAGATATATTTGTTACAGGATCTGTTGATTGTGTTTCTACTGGAAGATTGGAGGCAAGACATTCCGTAGCAGACGGTCTTCCTAAGAAGTTTGATATACCTCATCCATCAAGAGAAGGATATCGTCTTGCTCATGCTTGTATTGAAGGATCAGAGGTTGGTGTATATCATCGAGGGAGATTGAGAAGTGGAAAAGA